CGAACTGTTGTTTATAATATGTAGCCATCTCTGGATTCTCAGCTTGATAAAGTCTGAATGTAATATAGTCCTCAATAGCATCAAAGAAATATCGTGGTAGATTTAGGGTAGATAAGTCTACAGGTTCTACTTCCCATCTATCGTGGTCTTCGTCCCATACTCAGAATGCTTGTTCCTCTGTCAAAGCTCTATCTATATAGTTATAACTTAGTGCTAATCAGTTAGCCACATTCTCATCTGGAGTAGGATAGATTTTAATATGGTTCTTATCTACAAAAGTGAATCTAGGACTAGCCTTAGATATTCTTTTCCAGATGATAGGTTCTCAGATTTGTCTTCCATTAGTTGGCTTAATATTATAATCTGATAAATTTATCTGTGAACATACTCTATATAGAGGCACTCAGTTCTTTTCTTTATAGGCTACTCTTAATTGAATAATACTATAAAAATCTGGGACTAATGATTCTCCCAGAGGTAAACTATATTCTGATTGTCATGCTACAATGTTGAATACTGCGTTAGCAATGTTTTGTTTACCAGAAACATATTCCAGAATCATTTTCTGGAATATTAACAATCACTTATTGAACCACGCTAACCATACTCTATCATTTACTTGACCTTCTCATCTGATTTCCTCTGTTCTCCAGCTTTGAATCATATCTGATATTGTTGCCATCTACTGCTATTTAAGAGATAAATAAGTCTGTTTATTCCTACAGGATAGTTTCCCATCCTGTAGTATATAAGCAAACTAACTAGCTTACTAATGATTCTTGCCATTCGTAGTCTGTTCCAGCTCTTGTTTCAAGTCTTACGATGAACAAGTCGTTTAGAACAGCACATCCGTACATACATTTCCATCCTACTGTAGCTCTCTGATTCAATGGGTCTTCAGTTCCTGCAGCACCAAATGGTTTGTAGAAAGTTTGAAGATTTTGAAGTGTACCAACTCCATAAGCACCTTCTCTGAAAGCGTATGAAGGGTATACGTTGAATTCTGAGTCTCCAGTAACTTTGAAAGGTTTTACGTTAGCTGAAATGTAGATATCATAGTTTACTCCAGAAGTTACGAATCCGTCTTTTACTCCTTTGAAGTCTTCATAGATTAGTTTATTTAACCATGTATTAGTAGAAGATGATTTAGCATAATCTAAGAATACATTAGGGTGCATAATAATCTTGAATCTTTCTCCAGTTTGTCCTTGTGAAGCAAGATATGTAGTAGCTTTTAATACTAGGTCTAAGTCCATAGTATCAGCAGCAGTTAAGTCAGCTCTAGCTGTAGCATTACCTGCGTACATTACTCCTACGTCTTCTCCAGCCAAAGTATCTTGGATGAATTCGTCGATAAGTCTTCCAGCATTGTTTGCTAATTCTTTACCTTGTGCAGCAATGATTGGTAACAATGTTTCGATGTCTAATACATCTGAGATGATAGAGTAGTCTCCTAATTGCTGAGGAACAGCAGTAACAGTCTTAACAACGTTAGTGTGTCCATCTGGAGTAACTCCTTCAGTCAAAGCAGCTTGTGCAAGAGTAGTTCTCATAACTCCTAATCTTGGCCAAGTTACTGATTTGTATCCTTGATGAGAAGCCTTAACTCAGAATTTCATGAATACTGTAGATGGTTCTCCATTTTCAAGGAATGATTTTTTAAGTAAGTAAGTAAGGAAATCATTTACGTTTCCTTCTGCGTTGATGTTTCCAGTCTGCATAATGTTAGCAGCTTCATCAGTAGCAACGTTAAATCTGTCAAAAGGCATTATTAAATAAATGTTAAGCTAAATAAAAGTATTTAGCTAATCCATTTTAATTATGATACCAAGATTGCGTTTTAGCATAGTTCAATAATTCTTCAGTGTTCATCTCACTTAGCTTCTTACCACCAACCTCAGTAGTTGGATTAGCTCATGCGATAACACTTTTAGGTCAGTCATTAGTAGCAGTTGCTGTAGTATCAGCAGTGGGAGTTTGAGTAGTAGTAACTTTTCAGTTCTGTCACTCATACAATGAAGCCATATCATCAATACTTAATGAACTGTATTTGTCAGCGAATGAATCAAAGTCTCATTCGTATCCCTTACCTTTCATTAGGTTTCAGAAGTAAGCCTTCTTGTCTGCAGCTCTACCTGCAATTTCTGCATCTAATTTAGCCTGTAGGTCAGCCATCTCTTGATTATGCTTTTCTCTCATAGCAGCATATCATGATTTTTTCTGTTCTACTTCAGTGCTATCAATTTCTTCCATATCAGTCATCTCTGATAATAAATAGAATGTAAAGTCAGACCATTCTACAAGTCCGAATTGAGTTTAAGTCCTTACAACTTGACTACGATTGATTAGTTTAACGTCTTACAACTTCGGACGAAAGTATTTGAGAGTTTACTTTCATTTCTTTTTACCCTCTGTGAGTTCTTTCTCAGCATCTTGTAATGCTTCAACTGCTTTCTTGATTTCTTCTGGGTCAGCAGTGATAACCTTAACAAGTCTTTCCATCTCTCACATTCATTGAACGAATCATCCTAGAACTTCGAACGCTGTATATCCCATCTTCTTTGGGTCCATAAAGCTGTCCTTAGCCAATGACACGATGTCTTCCTCTTGTTTCTTCTTTCTCTTATCCATACATTTACATAGGATTTCCCATCATGGCATAGCCACACATTCTTTAACGAGTTCAATGTCCTCATCTGTAAGGTCATCAAAGTTTTTGTTCTCTGATGTTCCTTCTTCTACTGTAGATTCTTCATCTGCAGTCATTAATTCTTCTTCTAAAGCCATAGTTAGTTGTGCTTATCAAATAAAATAGATTTATTATTCTGAACTATCCACTTGATTGGTTTACCCCAATTAGTTTCAAGACAGTACTTTACTTGGTCCATGAACAGAGTCTTATCTATTGTGTCCATTCACTCTGTCATCATGGCTATGTCATCCTTTGATAACATTCAGATTCATTTATGGTATTTCCTAAGGAAATTATAAATCATCTGTCTGTATACTTCCTTCTTGTACCTCTTAGCTTTTAACCTAGAGAGTTCTTCAATCCTCACTTCTTCTCTATGAGGCTCTTCTTTAAGAAGGTCGTCTATGTCTCTAAGTACTTGCCAAGTCATGATTATAATTCCCCAGTTAAAAACTTTTTAAGTTTTTCAATCATCTTCATATCTGCTCAATGCTTCTCTAACCGTTCTTTGTCCCTCTTCCATACGTTAGTACCAAATCATTTGTTGATTAAGTATTGTCTAATGTCTGGTGGTAATTTGAACATTGGAACTGCTGCAACCTGTGCCTCAAATCTGATTCTTCATTTTGGTGCAACTACTGATGTACTCATTCCATTTCAAACAATTTCTCATCTGACTGGAACATTGTCCACCTTAGGTTCAGCAACAGTCATTATTTCTTCTTCTACAACGGTAGTAACTGGAGTTTCTTCTTCAACTACCTCTGGTTTAGCTTCGATTACTTCTTCAACAGCTTTTGGTTTTCTGCTGATGGTAATCTTTTTCTTTGTTGTCTTCTTTGCAGGCATTATATAATATTAAGTAATAAATTAACCTATACCATTAGACACGTCTAAACTCTGCATTCATCCTACGTTTAATGATTGTCCCCTATTTGCATGGCTTCAAACATCAAATCATGTTCATGAATCTACATTATTTACTGTGTCATAATTGACATTGGTTAGTGGATTATTTTTCTCCCCTGCCATCTGGAAGTCTGTTACCTTAGGTTGACTAGCCATATTCATCTCACTAGTTCCTAATCATTGACTTACCATATACTGCAAGGCTTGTATAGCTCTATATTTAGCATCTGTGTCCTCTGCTCTGTTATAGTACCAGAGTCTCATTTGGATGTTACAGTTCACTGGAATATAGATAGAAACATTCTGATTGAGTAGAAGTACGTCCTGTTTACACTGGTAGTCTTCTGGACTCAATGGAGTTACTGCATCTATTTCTGATTCATCTAATCAGTTATAGTATGCTATACACCTTCTTATATTATCTAATAGGAATGGTTGTGTCTTAGGGTCTGCTACTAGCATGTTATACTGCTCTACGTATGCAGCCTTCTTCTCTTGATAGATGATGTCCTTCAAGATTGGGTCTACAATCATGATTGAGAAGTCTCACTTTA